CCATACTTCTTTTACAAAATATAAAAAATTATCTTGACACAACCTTATATGTTCAATCCAAGTCTTCTCTACCGCTAATCTAAGCTGTTCATTTGTTAGTAATTCTTTTTGCATTGAGTCCCCTTTTTAATATAACCCATATTAAAAATATAGTCACTACACCTATGAAACCGAGTTTTTAGCCAGCATTTGTCAATACAACCGAAACTTGTGCGTGGCGACTAAATGTTGTGTTTAGTTTATATGTCCAAACTAGATTTGGTACCTCTATAATTTCGTTGATGCAGGTGGAGATGGTGGTGAAGGTGGAAACCTGTAGCCGATTGCTCGGCTACAGGTGTAGAACTTACTGATTAAAGTCTTGATTAGGGTCGTTAGTTATAACTTCCAATATTGGTTTTAAATTATTGACTAACTTTTGTTTTAACTCGTTCACGATAGGGTCATTAGGGTACTGAATAATAATTTCCTCAACAGCACTCTCTAATTGTTTATACATGAATTGATAGTTAAGAGTTGTTGAACTTGAACTTGTACTTGCTTGTTCAACTTCATTTGAGTTATTTTTATTCTCAACTATTGCGTCATTTATTATTTTAACAAGATTACTCATATTATACTCCTCTCTCTTGAACTTTTATTTTAATCTCTTTTGTATCCATATCAACTAAAAACTCCTCATATAATTTAGGGTGCTTTTCTTTAAATTTAGATACATCAAATCTTTTCATTGTTCGTTTGATTAATTGAGCAAACCCCTCAATGTTATCAACTTTATTTATAATGATTAGATTTGTTTTAAGAGTTTCAAACAACTCAACATGACTAGGTTTAATTAAGTCATTTGATTTCTTTTGTTGTTTTACTTGTTCAACAGAATAGTGATAATTCACTAAATCTTGTTGTTCTTTTTTTGTAGCTTTCTTAATAAGTCTACTGACTTTTTTTAGATTGCTCATAACATTTCTCCTTTATAAGTTAATTGTTATCCCATTATAATAAGATTATAAAAAGATTAATCAACAAAAAAATTCAAAATAATTATAATTAATATCAATATTATTAAAGGTATAAATATCATCTTATTGTCCAATTTTTAAATTTTTTTCGGAACTGGGCTGGGCAGCTTACCTGTGTTCAGTTTAAACTAAACAACGCCGACGGCGTGGGCGTGGGCGTGGGCTAATGCCCACGCCTTTGCAGGTTAGCAAATTTTAAACCCTCGTGAATCTTCGCAGAACTTTATGAACTCCTCTACGTTTTCCATTGTAAAAGGATAGGAACTACCATAACTATATTTTGATTGAATCCAATCCCAAGTATCGTGGTCATCTTTTGGATAGTCAGCAGGTGCGAGATTTTCTTTTCCTTGTTCTTTCTCAACTTTGTCAGCTAACATTTTATGACATCTATCAACAAACTTATTATTCTTTTCAGCTCGTTCTGTGTCTTTTTCTGTTTCTTTGATTGCCTGTGATACCTTGCCATTTTTAATCAAAGCTTTTAATTGTTTGGCAATTTGTAATGCCGTTTCCTCATCAACTTCGTGTCCGTTGTTGTGTTGCCATTCTTGTTTATCTTTTTCCAAAACGCAACCCGTTTCATTACAGACAAAGTCAGCAAGTCGTCGCCACCACCAAACATTGTTTCTAAAGTATTCGCCGTTTTCGTTTTTGTGATTTCCTAGACTATATAAATCAAAGCCCATTTTGTTTCTCCTTTTGTTAGTTAGTTTTCATTATCTTATCAAATCCCAACCTGAACACAAGAAGAATTTTTATGAACTTCGTCAGTCCTGAACCGAAGCTGCCTGGCCAGCAGCTTAGCTCTAGTTCTATCATTTGCCTCGTAAAACCTTACCTGTGTGGGCGTGGGGGCTACCCCTTTTCCCTGCATTTCCGTATTTTCTGCCTGGCCCGGATGCCCAGCTCTGATGCAAGTTCTTCTACATGTAAATAAGCTAGGAAAGACGTGGGGCGTGGGCGTACAATCCTGAAGCAGCCGTGCCTGGCCAGCCAGACTGGTAACCTTCGGTTCAGTCTCAAGAGAACCGATCGACACGGGACGGTGTGGGCGTGGGCTCAGGTAATCCCTGTGCAGCCACGGATCAGCATCACCAGCAGGAGGATGTAGCTCCATCCTGCTAGACGCGGGTAAAAGATTAGCGGTGTAACGAGGGCTACAATCCATAGCACTGTTAGCCTGTCTTTGCCCAAGTGATACCATCATCGTCAGTCTTGAATTTAATGATGTCACCGAGCTTCAGGTAACTAAGCTTCACAGGCATGTTGTCTAAGACCCCTTGTCCCCTGGACCTCGTGCCATTGGTAATGCGCACCCACATCTTTTCATCACCATCCTCATCGTCGTGAAACCATACGTATACGTACTCACGCATCTTCCGCTGTCGCTCTAGCTTTTTGATGTTAAAATATGTTTCTTTTCCTTTATGGGGACAGGACCACATAACGTTCTGACTCTCTTCCCATTTAGCTTCTTCGGATTCCAACGGATCCTTCATGATGAACTTTTTTACCATATAAGCACTCCTGTCTTGAAGAGTATTGCAAACACAGCTGCTGCAAAAATTAGTTCGGGTAATATTGTATTCATTTGTTTCTCCTTTGTTAGTTACTTACTTAGATAAGACTTGATGGGATAAATGTCAAGAAGAATTTTCTTCGAAGCTTTCGTCAGAAGCGTCCTTCGCTGCTGGCCAGATGCTTCTTAGTTCAACAGGCAAGCCCCTGTTCCCTTCGGAACGGGGGCGTGGGACGAGAAAGGAAAATGAATTAAACCATATCCCACACCCTGCAAAATCGTACCACGCTTCAGGAGGCAGCGCCAGAGCCCAGCATCTGGTTCCTGGCCAGCTGGGAAGGATAAGTTCAATAAGCGTTGGGAAATGGGGGTGGGAGAACGGGACGGGATCACAGGCTAACCGCTGCTTCGCCTGGCCAGCTCCTGTCAAGTTCAAATAGTCGTGGGAAATATGGGGTTTCTGCACGGGACGGGACTCACGCCCCAGATCCCTGGCCCGGATGCCCAGCTGCCCAGGTGATCAGAGCTTTTAAGTCGTGGGACTTGCGGAGTGGGACGGCGTTTCGGGACTCACGGGACACGGCCAGAAGTTCTATAGGCCCCTGCAAGAGGGGCCTATTCAAGATATACGCTGCACCA